TGATCTCGCCGTCGTAGCCGCAGCACTGGCAGTAGTCGGACTTGGTGTTCAACTCAGCGTACATGATGTTGTCGTAGATGAACTTCATAACGCTAATTACGGCAGGAATATTCTGCTGCATATTAGGAACTTCAACATAGCTAATGGCACCGCCCGGAGAAAGCTTCTGGAATTCACTCTCAAACTTCAGCTTGGTGAATGCATCAATGTGTTCACGAACATTGACATGATAAGAATTGGTAATGTAATCATGATCAGTTACTTCAGGAATACTACCAAAGCGCTTCTGCAGGCACTTGGCGAACTTGTAGGTGGTGGATTCCAGCGGGGTGCCGTAGAGGGAGTAGTCCATATTCTCCGCTTTCTTCCACTCGTTGCACTTGTCGTTCATGTGCTGCATGATTTCAAGAGCGAACGGTTTTGCTTCAGAATCGGTGTGGCTCTTGCCGGTCATATACTTCACGCACTCATACAGACCAGCATAGCCCAGGCTGATGGTGGAGTAGCCGCCAAAGAGCAACTTGTCAATCTTCTCGCCCTTCTTTAGGCGAGCCAGTGCTCCATACTGCCAATGAATAGGACTCATGTCAGAAACAGTTCCGAGTAAACGCTTATGTCGAATCTGAAGTGCTCGATGGCATAATTCAAGACGCTCATCAAAAATCTTCCAGAACTTATCTTTGTCTTTTCCAGAGCTACAAGCCACGTCTACCAGATTGATAGTAACCACACCCTGATTGAAGCGACCATAATATTTCTGACCCTTTACCCAATTCTTTGCGTTAGCCACATTCTCAGTAGTTCGGTCAGGCGTTAGGAATGATCTACACCCCATGCTGACCCACACGCCGCCCTTGAGTTCCTTCATAACTTTTGCAGAAATATAATCGGGAACCATACGCTTTGCAGTACACTTAGCAGCCAGCTCCGTCAGGTAATAGTATTTAGAATCAGGATAAATATTATCCTCATCGAGAACGTAAATCAGCTTCGGAAACGCAGGAGTAATCCACGCTCCGGTTTCATTTTTAACGCCTTGAATACGCTGTTTTAACATTTCTTCAATGATAACAGCCAAGTCATCACGAGTCTGTCCTTCAGGAACTTCATCCAGATACATGAATACGGTAATGAAAGGTGCCTGACCGTTGGTAGTCATCAGCGTAATTACCTGATACTGGATGGTCTGGACGCCGCGAGCGATTTCTTTATGTAAACGTTCTTCAACAATGCGATTGATAGTTTCCTTTGCTGGCATCTTGTCAATCTCATTGTTTTGGACCATATCGTAGAACTCATGATGGACTTCTTTCTCAATTTTCTTACGAGAAACATCTACGAACGGAGCCAGATGAGATAAGGTAATGCTCTGACCACCGTATTGGTTAGAAGCCACCTGAGCAACGATCTGTGTAGCGATATTGCAGGCGGTGGAGAAACTGTGCGGTCGGTCAATTCTAGTACCAGAGATTACAGTACCGTTCTGCAGCATATCCTCAAGGTTTACTAGATCACAATTATGCATATGTTGAACAAAATAATCTGCATCATGTACATGAATGATACCAGCCTTATGAGCATCCAGAATATCCTTTGGAAGCAACAGTCGCTCTGTCAATTCTTTGGATACCTCGCCAGCCATATAATCGCGCTGGACGCTGTTTACAGTGGGGTTCTTATTACTATTCTCCTGATTGATTGCATCGTTCCGAATATCGATGATATCCAAAATGCTCGCATTAGTCTTTTCCTTTTCTCGGATTTCCTGACGATATTTACGCCACTGACTATACGCTTCTGCTACATCTGAAAAAGGACTATTTTTCAGACTGTCAACCACGATATCCTGAATCTGCTCAACCGATAGGATATCTGGCATATCAGCAATATAATCAGCAATTGCGTTGGATACACGAGCGTCAATACCACCAGGCGTACAGGTCATCGCCTTCTCAATCGCATTTACAATCTTACTTTTATCAAAAGGAACTTTCGTTCCATCGCGTTTAATCACATATTCCATGTAATCACTCCTTAATCTTCCAACAAACGATTTTCTGCCACATAGAAAGCTCCAACCGCAACTACCATCAATACGACCCAGAATACCCAAAACCAAATCACTCGTGTACCAGCTGCAGAAATCATATAATCTCGTGCTTCTTCGATGTTTTTATCCTTAATGAATTGTGCATTATGTATACTTTCGTCGCTCAAATTTGCAAACAACGTACCATCATAATGAACTTCTTTGACATAAAACTCGAATTTCACGTGAGGACTGACTTGTACAGTTGTCAGGTACTTGCTTGATGGCATTTTGATGTCACCATACTTGAATTCTTTGCCAAGAAACGTAATATTCTTAGAATTGTGTTCTTCTGAACTGTAATAATCCCAAGTCCAGTACGTTTCGACTCTTGTTTTTGTATGGCCTTTGCTATCCGTAGTAGTTACAGTTCGTGTATGCATCGTATAATGCTTTTCTTCGCAATAGATGTACATCCACTGTCCGTCGATACGTGAATCACTTACGGTATCTACTGCTTCTAGTGCGCCTTGGCAAAAGGCGTTGCCTACGTTAGTTCTTATTCCATAATCGAACATATTTTCGGACTCAATCGAAATTGCTGTATTATATTCTTTCTTCTGCTCAAGCGAATCTCTGGTGATATTTCCAGCGATAACGCTACCAAGTATCAGCATGATGAACACAATACCAACACTGACGATCAACTCACGATAAGTAATTTCGGCATTACCGATTTCCAAAAAGGTTGCCGACTGCCGGTGCTGCCTCATTCCCCTCATAGGACAGATACTCATAATTCTGAACCTCATATCCAGTCAGACCCAGCAGAAAGGAGTTCGGAAACTTACGAACGCTCTGCTTATATTCCTTCACGACACGATTGTAATCGCCACGATAGTTTGCAATCAAATTTTCAGTGACGGATAGCTCATTCATAAGCTCCTTATAGTTGTCGCTAGACTTCAGTTCAGGATATGCTTCCGCAATAGCTGCAATCTGAGTCGTAATCTCTTGAGCGGTCTGGCCGGAAGTGCCACGAGCATTCACAACATCCATCAGGGTCTGATACTCATGTTGGTCATAAGCCTTGACGGTTTCAACCAGATTTGGAATCAGATCAGCTCTGCGCTTCTCCTGAATCTCAATGCCAGACTTAGCTTCCTGAATCTGTTCTTCATAAGAGATGGCCGTGTTCTTAGGCCCCTGCACCATAAAGGTCATGCCAAGAATGGAAATCAACACGACACAAATAACGATAATAGGTAACTTCCAGTTGTATCTCATTTATGTAAACCTCTTAAAACTTGACATCATCGGCATAGACTTTAGAGTTCAGCATCGAATGGTCAACCTTATTAACTCCTTTGTTATTTGGAGACATAGTATCATTATGAGCGCTCGGAACCACAGCAGTTTCAATACTGCACGTCGGCTCTGCCTTTGCCAGTTTTTCTTTAAATGAATCATCAGGACGATAAACCAAATCATGGCAGACACCGCCGAGATTTGGATCATAAAAATAATCGTTAATGTCCTTCTTTGGCATCGTAGTCAGCTTATCAGTGACCTCACTAGGCACTTTCTTTAGCGTATCTACGACACTTTCGGTAATCTTCTGCTGTTCCTCTAAAAGCCGGATTTTATAATTCAAATACCAACGTGCCTTCGTCAAATCCTGAAGCTGAGAATTGCCATCTTTGTGACCTGCCCGACTCAGATACTTGCCAACATTCCAAAGATAAGCATCCTTGTCTAACTGCCACTCTCGCAGCACTTTGATAGCCTCATAGGGATTGTCTGCACCGCCGTAATGAGCCGGGTGCTCGACATTCTTTTTAATTTCGTCAAGTGTTTCCATCAACGACCTCCTTGTTCTTTTCAATAGGTTTATAAACATCTGCCAGCTTTGGATGACGGCCACAGCAACCACGACCCTCTGGACAGAACGGATACTTCGGATTTGCCTCGCAAGAAGGAACCATCCAGTTTGCTACTTCAGGACAAACCTGTGCAACTTCCTTCTTCATTTCTGTAAACATCTCGCGGATTTCTTTTTGAGCCCTAGAACAAAGTCGAAGGTGACTCATCTCAATCAAAGCACGAGCGTTCATCGTAATGTAAAACTCTGTACAGCAAGCATTTGGCAGAACTGCACGGGCGTCTTCGTTTTTGGCGTTGTGATACTTCTTGAGGATCTGATAATCGGTATCAATGTCCGACATCATATTATCGAAAACATCAGCATCTTCACCGGTAAACGGGTTCACATACTTGAATCCATCCTCGCTGCAATAACGCTGGCTGCGGCAGCTCAAGCTAATATGTCGATGACGACTAATCTGTGCCAGAAGTGCTCGACTTACATCTTTGACGTAGAACGTAAAGTTGATGTGTTCAAGCACAGAATAGTGACCACTGGCTTTACACCCCTTGGCAATTTTGTAGTCGTCAGTCATTGAAGAGTCATAACAAATACTCGCAGCTTCCTCCACAATATCTAAAGGGTTCTTATCACTTGTAGGAACAACTCGCTGTGTGTACGCGATCAAATCAACTGTCATTTAATTCTCCTTAATATTCGTCCTGCCAGTTTTCAGGAATGTCGTTCTCACCAATTACGATGCAATTTTTAGGTGCGACATTTAAAGTGTACTTTCCATCTTGAACTTTAATCATTACGTTCATAATGGAGACAACTTTATGAATGCTCCAAAGAACTCCGCGACCTTTTCGAGTTCTAGCTCTAAGCACCGTATCGCCAATATGAATCTCTCTATTAAGAATATCGGTTACCATTTAATCCTCCTTTATTTTAGAAGTGCAAACTTAAACCAGTCTGGGAAGTTGGATACTGAAATCCCATATTTGATAAGACAAGACAGAAGCCACAGCGCAATCATGATTCCGACCGCAATAAGATAATCCTTGAAAATCTTAACGAAAGCGATCCACATCTTAATCGTATCTTTCACTTACATCACCTCTTTATCCCATTCATCTCTGCGTTTTAAAGCAACAAGATAATTATGTTCAGTTGTTACAACACAATCTTTTGCGTAGTGATAAAGAAGCTCGCCACGTTCATCAATCGGATACCATCGTTCAAAATAAATACGGTAATCGCTCCAATACTCATCCCATTCAATTTTCGCAACTTGTACAACAGAAACAAATACGATGTATTTACATTCAGAAGCTTGCTCTGCAATTAGTACATAATCACCAACACCAAACGAATTTCCGTACTTATCAACTACCACTTACCTCACCTCTTTCAATCAATTCATCAACAGTAACCTCTCCACAGATAACCTGTTTAAGCTGATCATCTGACAACTGATATGTAATCGGTTCTCCACACTCAGTAGGATATCGAGCCAAGGTTCTGTAATATTCTGCAAGGGCTCGTTCCTTACGACCCTGCTCACGATGGTCAATACCAATCATATCGCCCCACCTCCTTCCTCAAGTTTTTCGCTCTTGCCAGTTACGACATATACATCATCTTCGAGATCTTCTTTTGGAATCACAACTACGATGCCTAGTTCTTTTTCAAATGGCATACCATCCATCATAATAATGTAATATTCATCCAAATCTGCGAACACTTCGTATGCGTTACCCTTTTTAAGTTGAACAAAAGTATCTATTGTAGCAACATAACTGTAATAGTCCGTTCTGAAGTACATCCTCATTAGGGCTCCTTGTAGGGTTCCATATCACCCTTCCAAATCTGGAAATAAGGATGTGCGTCAATGCCGTAAACCTGACCCTTCATACCGGTACTGGTAATCTTGTAAGGCTTTCCATCCTCAAGGCTATTGATAAAGTCCTGATACTGAGGACTCATCTTAAAGAAGTCCTTCTTGCCTTGAATCCTCTTTACCTTAATAGTAACCTCATCACCAATCTTTGGCTCCCACTCTTCAACCGGCATTCCAGCCAGAAAGTCGGGACCCCCGGCCTTCTTGATTCGCCGGGCGAGGATTCGTGCCTTACGCTGCTCTCTGCGCCGGTCTTCTCGATTCATTGAATTACTCATATTCTGTTCCTTTCAGCTTATCAAAGTAGGGATCGCCGTCTCGCTTTTCTAATAAGTTGAGCTCCCCGGCGGAGCCTACAGAATACAAACGAAAATTTTTAAAAATCTCAGCACCTTTAATAGTGGCTAGAGATGTGATTATGTACAATATATTGTGTTCTTCTGTGCCATCCGTAAGTTGAACTTCAAGTCGTTCTTTCTTTGGGATAGCTAGTTTTTTAAAATCATTCATTTTGGCATTATGTATGCTTTCTCATTTTTTCGATAGCAATCAAAAATATGTGCGACAACATCGTAGCATCTACTCTCAGAGTTATAACTACCAAGGATAATTCCACGCTCACCCATGCCCTGCCTTGCATAAACATTAAGGCTTGCAGTATCAATGATTGCCATACGGTCAAGATTTATAATTTCTCCGTCTTGCGTTAAAAGTAGCATTTTACACCTCACAAATCAGAAAGCTGCGCAGGAGAATTGATATCTGGACTATCCAAATCCATCCCAAATTCCTCAGACATTTCATTCTTGATTCCCCAAAAGTAACCTTCTGATGGAACGTAAACAATAGTCCACCATCCATACGCTTCTTTATTCTTGGGCGTAAATTCACGAGTTGGAATCCGATTACCGCCAAAGCTAATTGTTGTGGTTTTGGATGGATTCTCGACGCATTTGTTATCAAGAATCCGAAGAATGTGTTTAATGGACTTCTTAGAAAGATTCATGGCTTTCTCCTTAGCCGTAGCTTACTTCGTTCTTATCATCTCGGAATCGATAATCCTGTTCCTTGTCATATTTAAAATCTCCGTAATATTTTTCCTCAGCAGCTTTTCTAGCTTTAAGAGCATCTTCAAAATTAGTAAAAGCGCCTAAGTAAATTCTTTTGTTGTCACGATATACTTGAGAATACCATTTGTGACGATTTTTTTCCCAATAAACACCTTTATATCCTTTTGAAGAATATGAGTTTGTAATGTTTTCCGATCGTGTGCAGACTCTAAGATTTGATCTTCTATTATTTAATTTATTATGGTCTTTATGGTCTACAAGCATACCGATACAATCATTTCCGATAATATACCGATGCATTAAATAACACTTTCCATTAAGCCATCCAACCAAATATCCATTGGCTGCTATAGACCAACAAATCAACTTTATTTTTTCATAATCTGATAAATCGAAATAGAATTCATCTCCAGAAGTTGTATAGCCAATTCCATAATCTCCAGATGTATCGTACCGATTGAATTTCTTATTTCTCTTGCCACTTTCAATCTGAATTTCCTTTGCCATACATCCACATGATTTTGATTGCCCAGACTTTAAAAGAGTAGATGTTGTTTCTATTTCATTTCCGCAGTCGCACTTGCATTTCCAATAAACACAACCAGAAGAACCTCTCCTACTAGTTTTGTTCAAGACTGTTAGACGACCAAAGCGCATTCCTGTTAAATCAATAAACTTACCCATAGCTTACCTCGCTTTTATCGTCTCTAAAGCGAACGAATACAGGGAATTGCAGTGACTCATTTCCCGTTTCTTTATTTTTTGAAGTTTCTTTGTATTTACACTCAACAATCTTGCCAATGTAATTGTCAGGATTTGCCCATACAGTAGCTCTCGTAGCATCATCAAAACCAGAGCCGACACGAAGCTCGTTGCCCTTGTAGTCAACAACAATAGCGCCCATCGTACCAGCCAGACGGTTCTGACCTTCCTCAATCGCGGTGATTCGCAGGTCAACAGTGTAAAAACGCTTAATCTTGAGACAACCATTGTGACGAGTCCGGCGGTAAGGGACGTCAGTGTTCAACATAAGACCTTCCCAATCATGTTCGACAGCATAATCAAGCCACTTCGGGATCACACTCTGGTCAGTACCTTCATATACCATTGGAACAATTTCGATGTTTTCAAGGTTCTTGCGAGTAATCTCTGCGCGAAGACAATTTAACCATTCACGGCGCGTCCGATACGGAACCGCGCATTTCCAACGGTCGAACTCTACAACAGGAATCACATCAAAAATCACAAATTTGATTTCAGTCTTGTCCTTGTTGTCAGAATTAAGTAGGCCAGTTCCGAAACGAAACGCCTCTCCGTCCGACATTCCTTCGGGATTCTTGTAGATAAGTTCTCCGTCAAATACCAAAGAATCTCGCCTCGTCGCATCGCCATCATACAAAGAGAGCAGGTCATTCTTAATATGGTCAAGGCCTTCAAATTTCTGTGCCTGACGAGAGATGAGCTCGCCTTTATACATGGTGCCCCTATTTCCATTCATCTTCTGGCTTAAACTGAACCAAATACCATCCTTCAGCTTAACCTTGTCAATTGGATATCCCTGCTGAACCTCCCAGACAGGAATAATTTCTTCGCCGTACACCTTATTGATGGTAGCTGCCTCGACTCCGATCGGTAGGTTCTTAGTGAACAGCCGCTTCAAAAATTCTTCGTGTTCAGGATTTTTATGTAAATAATTCTGGATTGTTGCGATTGATGTATCAGATCCGGTATTGTGACCAGCACCCATAATATAAAGGTATCCGCAGCTGAGATACTGAATATCGATATCAGGCTTTGCCGTTACCTTCTTGTTGATCTTTGCATCAGACAGGCCAGTCACAATCGCCGGGTCAAGTAGGAATTTGAAGAATGCTATTAGCTCGTCAGCTTCATCTCCAAAATCCTTACGTGCATCCAACAAAATGCGGGTCTTTTCCGTCTTCTTCTTTGCTTTCTGCAATGCCTTAACCATCGCATCAAGCTTACTTATGAGCTCTTTATCTGTCATAAAGCCTCCTTGCGTATCCTGTGTTATATAGTTATAGCTAATAAAGAAAGGCTTGTCATTACGAGCAAGCCATTTCTTTCCCGTATCCTGTATTATATAGTTAAAGAGAGAATTTTAAGCCTCCGGTGTGGAGACTTTTTATAACTATATTATACAGGATGCGTACATAATTGTCAATGCTTTTCTGCAAATTCTTTCCGTAAAAATTCCTTCAAGAACGTCCGCTTATATGGAACTCTCGAAGTCTTTACAGCCCGATCAAGAGCATGAGTTTCGGCACAAATCACACAATACTTCTTGGCACGAGTGATGGCCGTATAGAGCCATTCTCTCGTCAGCATCAGGTACGCAGAGTTGTCCATGCCAACAATCACATACGGAGCCTCACTGCCCTGCAACTTATGACAACTCAAAGCATAAGCAAGTTCAAGTGTTGCCCAGATGTTATTCCCACCAAAGTAATGTGGAATAAAGATTGTTCCCCACTGGTCAAAATCAACCAGGATAAAGCTACTCTCAATCTTTCGGATAATGCCACGGTTTCCGTTGAACACCGGACACTTCTCTTCTTTTTTCTTTGTCTTGAGATTGTATGTGTGAAGCTCATAGTTGTTCTTGTTGATGATGACCTGATCACCCTCACGCAGAGTATACACCCTATCCTTGCCATCACCATAGATTGTGACCTTTGCTTCTGCTTGACCACGACTCGGATTCACAATTTCCTGAATAGCATTATTGACTTCATAAGTGCAGATACTGCCACGCAGCTTCTGTGGAAGTACAATCTGAATCTTCGCACTATCATTCCCTACCTTATTATATAAGGTACGGTACTGATTGATGATGTGGTTGAATGACTCACTTGCGTCTTTATAGATATCAAGCTCCAAATCACGAAGATCACCACGAATCTCACTACCAGCCCAGCCATAAGGCACCAATTGCGTAGCGTTACGAACCTTAATGCTCTCCGTGATAATTGCAGATTTAGCTGCCTGACGATGGATCTTAGTCAAACGAGCAACAGGAACGACCTTAGATGCAAGCATATCCTTGAAGATGTTACACATACCGATACTCTCAAGCTGGCCGTCATCACCAATCATGATGAATCGCTTGCCGGTTTCGATTGCCTGAATCAAATCATAAAACAATTGAGCGCCAACCATGGATGTCTCATCCAGAATGATGATATCCTCATCCAGAGGATTGTCCTTATCGTGAACAAACCCACCGTTCTCGATGTCATATCCAAGGAGACGATGAATCGTCTTTCCATCCTGACCAGTAATCTCCTGCATACGAGCAGCGGCACGTCCAGAGAGTGCAGTCTGAGCGAAAGACTTACCACGAAGAACCTTTAGGACACCAGCCACAACGGTACTTTTGCCGCATCCACCAAGACCTGTGACGATAGCAATATTGTTAGAGCATACCTTTTTAATAGCATCCCTCTGCTCCTCAGTATACTCGATGCCAAGCGCATCCTCGGCCTCATTGATTGCTGCATCCATATTTCGACCAATCGGCTCAACAGGTGCATCCGCCAGTCGCTTGATTTCCTTTGCGATTTCATCTTCAAGATTCCACACTCTAGTTAAAGCAAATTCTTGACGGTCATCGCTCCACCAAAGCGTTTCACGGACATCGTGCAGATGGAAAAGTGCCCTCTTGATTACTTCTTGGTCCCCCTCATTCAAATCAAGTTCCTTGATGCAGCTATTGATTGTCTGGTTTGCTGGGACAATAGAGTTACCTTCTTCGGCACGGGCAGCAAGAAAATGCATGACGTAAGCTTCGATTCTAAATTGCGAATTGTGCTTTAAGCCCATATTCAGAGCCAGAGCGTCAGCCTTTTTCCAGCCGATGCCATACACATCATCAATCAGGACGTAAGGATTCTCCTCAATCTTTTTTACCAGAATGTCTGCACCGTGATACTGACGAACAAGCTTTTCAATAGCACTTGGAGTCAAACCGTATTCAATTAGTTTCGTGTACGCTTCACTATTATCAATGTTGTTTTCAAAAGAGTCAATAATCTTTTGTGCTCGACCTTCCGTAATACCGCTAACAGTACAAAGAGATTTGACATCACCGTTCTTGATGATTTCATACGGATTCTCGAATGCTTCATAAAGCATCTCAAACTGATGGTCGGTCAAAATAAAACGGAGAAAGCTTTTTTGTTCTTCTGGGTCAGTGATATCTTGAAACTCATTCATATAGATGATTTTGTACTGGTCACCAAACTTTTCATGGTGAACATACTCACCACAGAACGAATAAGTTTTATCCATATCGAGGCTAGGAACGTTGCCTTTTAGCCGGAGGTCACCATATCGACTAATGATAGGATTTCCCTGCTTGACTTTTACCACCTCGGCAGAGAAAGTGGCGAATCCGCCTGGCTCCACCTCCCTCCCATCTTTCGGATAAAAGACTCGTTTTATCCTAATGTAGCAACGAATCATATTTTCATTAAATTTCTTATCTGCCACTTTATAACCCTCTTATTATGCACCTAATCTAAATTCTGTCAGTCCTCCGCACACTCTGCAATAAAACCATTTTGTGGTACGCTCGCATTGTTCTGCGCAATCAAACTTCCACTTCTGAACTTTTCTAACGACGCAACAATTCGTACAATGTATCTTAATTACAGTTTTATCTTTGTATTGTTTATTCCCAATTTTAAACTCAGGAAATTCACAAAGAACCTCTCCGTCAATAGTATATAAAACACCATTCATTACTTTATCTCTCTATCATGCAGCCACTGCTTGTAAGGTTTGAAGTCGCTTGCGATAACGTGCGATTCATCTTCCTTCTTTCCAAGCACAGCTACCTGACTTCCCTTTACAATCAAATCCTGATAATCTGACAAGACCCTCGGCCATACGGTCAACTCAATAACACCATCGCCAGAATACAGATTTACAAATGCAAACAACATACCAGTCTTTGTTTTCTTCTTTTGAATCTTTGCGATAATACCAACAAGCACACAAGAATCACCTTCTTCAATTTCAGAGAAATCCTTGATATAAGAAAATGCCTTCTCGAAAGGATTCGTATCACTGATAAAGGTCTGTAAAGTCTGGAACTCCCAAAGTTCTTCATCTTGTAGATATTTCGTGGTCTGCTCGGCCATATATGCTTCTTTCTTTTTCAGCTTCTCGGTTTCATGTACGACACGACGCTTTTCATTATAGATTCGTAGGACGGTTTCTTTGTCAACCTTCTTACCAACCTTATAATGCTCCGTATCAATATCCCACTTACTCAGCAAAACTGCCTTGGTAGGAAGTGTACTGACTGGCTTAAACTCAGATTCTTCCAAACCGCTGGCAATGTAATTTTCCAAGAATATTCGTTTGTTCTTTGTAGGAATCGCACCGGATTTGACCAACGCAATGATCTGCGCTTTCGTTGCACGAACACGACTCGTGAAATCATCAAGTCCCTTAAATTTTCCATTTCTATCTCGTTCTGCAATGATAGTTTCAGCAAGTGTATTGCCAATACCACCGATAGCAGATAAGCCAAACAGAATTTTGCCATTTGACACAGTGAAATCCATACCGGAACGATTGATACTCGGCGGAAGAATCTGAATATCAAAGCTGCGTGCATCCACCATAATCTTATTGACCTTGCCAACCTTTGCCTTATTCAGGTTCAACATAGCCTTAAAGAATGCAAGTGGATGATGTGCTTTTAAGTATGCCGTTTGAAGGCAGATGACAGCATATGCCTGAGAATGGCTGGCGTTGAAACCATAACCACCCTTCGTTGACAACTCGTTGCAAATGTACTCGGCGGTCGCTTTGTCGTATCCATTCGCGATAATCTCATCATGAAGAAGTTCTACTTCTTCCTTGACTTTCTCAGGTTTCTTCTTTGCCAAACACTTACGCATTCTATCAGCACCGGCATCGTTTCGACCGCCAAAGACCTTCGTGAGCTTCATACTCTGTTCCTGATAGATGTTCACGCCATAGGTACTGCGGAAAATTGGTTCCATATCAGGATGGAAGTAGTGAATATGTTCAGGATGATACTTGCAATCAACGTATGTAGGAATCGACGGCATTGCGTCAGGACGGTACAAAGCAATCAGTGCAGATAGTTCCTCAACAGATTTAGGCTGGAGCTGTGCAACCAGATCCTTCATGCCAGACGATTCAATCTGGAATAAGTTATCCGTCCGCCCGGAACAAATCAAATCATAAGATGCCTTGTCATTTTCAAACTCAGGATTGTTGATATCAATTTCCCAATCTGGAATGTTATCCTCACGCTTTGCTTCATCAATAGCCACGAGCGATGCAACACCCAGAATATCGAACTTTACAAGTCCGATTTTCTCATCCATTACCTTATCAACAGAGATGACATGTTCTCCATCAGTTCCATGCCGAATACCGATATACTCATAATAAGGATGTCGGCAGACGATAACACCACCGGCATGAATACCATACCCTCGTGGACGACCATTGATGTGCTCTGCAATATCAAGTAGCTCTTTGTATCTCGGATTCTCGGCCACTTCTGGGTTTGCTTCAAGACAATCTTTCCATGCCTTTTGAACGAACTTCTCACTGATTTTTCTTATCTCGGCATACGGGAAACCGAGCACCTTACCAACATCCTGAATCGAAGTAACCGGAGTAGTGTACACAATATTCATAACCTGAACCACTCGATCTTCGCCATACTTTTGTGTCAGATACTCAACAACCTTAGCACGGTCACTGACATCTACATCAACGTCAGGAAGGTCTTTTCGTTCAATGGTAAGGAATCGTCCGAAATCAAGCTCGTATTTAATGGAGTCAAGTTGAGTAATGCCAATCAGGTAACATACAAGTGAACCAGCGGCAGAGCCACGACCAGGGCCAACAATAACATCATTTTTCTTACACCAGTTGATGTAGTCAACCAGAATCAAAAAATAGTCACAGAAGTCTTTCTTCTCAATGACAAACAACTCGTCATCAACACGCTTACGATAGATCTTTTGCTTTTCTACATCAAACTTATCAATGCCGCGTTTCTTCCATCCATCTTTTACAAGATCTTTCAGGTAAGCTGCCGAATTGGAATACTGCGGAGGAATCTCAATTTTTGGAAGTTCAGGTTCATGCCAAGGCATATCCACATAGTCACACAGGTCAGCAACCTCATCTGTGTTGTTGATACACCATTCCGCCGCATCATATCCAATCTGACTATCAAGAACTTCATGTTGCTCCTTGCGAGACATAAAGTAACATCCTTCGTAGATTTCTGCGGCAGTTTCTGTATCATGAGCAATTCTCAGAAAGTAGTCCTGATAATACAGAGCTTCTTTAGTAGCAGCATGAACATCGTTTGTAACGACTACTTTTGTGTGGGTGTCGTTTGCCAGCTGCATAATTTTCTGATTATATTTTGCTTGTTCACTGTTTGCGTGAGCCTGAACCTCAAGATAATAGTGAGGGAATAAGCTCTTATACTCATGAACCAGCTTGACACAAGTGTCATAATCATCCGTTCTGGACAGCCTACTCGCCAAACAAGCAGATAGGATAATCAAATTATTCGTATCTTCCTTAGCGATATCATCTTTTGTGATACGAGGACGGCTATAAAAACCATGAAGATGACCGAGAGTAGACAAGCGATTAACAGCCTGACGGCCAGCCTCATTCTTTGCGATGATAATCAGGTGCCAGTATTTACTATTCTTGTCCTTAACTTCCCTGTCCTCGCACTCGTATGCCTCAATACCATAAAGAAGTTTTACATCAGGATACTTATCTTTTAATTCTGAGTAGTACGGCCAGCTTGTTACCTCGCCATGCTCCGTAATGGCAATTGCTTTCAAACCAAGTTCTGATGCTCTTTTTAGATTTTCTTCAGGAGAAGAGAATCCGTCCAAAAGGCTAAAATTGGAATGACAGTGTAGGCTACTTGGCATTCTATTCTCCTTTCACCATTAAAACTGGTCGCGTTCCTTCAGACGCTTAATCCAGCGCTTGCGCTTCTCATCGGAAGTAATATTTGCATGTTCAAAAAAATCATAAATACGGTCATCGTCGTCATTAAACAACGCATATAGGCAATTGAGTACATCGCCGTATTCTTCATTCAAATCAGCCCACGCTTCACGAATACTTACTGGTGTAGGGTTCTTTCTATCACGAGCCCGGCGAAGCTTTAATGCAGCCTTTGCAACTTCAGAAGCCTCTTCTGACAACTGCGCTAAAATTTCATTCTCGTCGATATAATCAAGGACTCGCAGCCCTTTATTTCTATCTTTAATCATTCGTTTTCACCTTATCTCCAAATTTAATAACGTCATCAAAAAGCATCACGTAGTCATCGGTGTACTTGTTACCATGGAAATGGCCGAAGTACCAGAATGGTTTACAATCGTTAGGATAGCATTCGTATATATTATCAAAGAATATTTCAGTTGACTGATCTACTGTGCTTTGATCAATACCACCGATAAACAATTCAGTTGGAATGAACCGGAATGGACAGGTATGCGTGAGCATAACATCAATATCATCGATTTGAGGGTCATGTGTAATATTCCAGATCTTTTTCTTAGTCTTCTCATTCGGCTGTTCATCCGGCCACCAGTTCCATCCACGCTCCAACCGATAACATTTATCTACGGAATAAGCTCCGCCACAAACAAGACAGTTCAGAATTTCCCTATCAGCAAGAATCTGGTAAACTTCGCCATCAATAGCAAAATACTGATTGGGATAATGTGGGTCATGCCACACCTTACCGCAAATATCTCCACTGATTTCCTTTGTTTTGTAACCATCCTTACGAGACGGGCGGCGCTCGTGGTTGCCATGAATACAAAACAGATTCGCAGGAATGTCCGCAGCAATGGTCTTAACTCTCCATTCGTTGATGTTATCCTTACCATAATAATTTAGACCAACATCACCAAGGCAGATAATCCAGTCGTTCTTTCCAAGCCTATGTTTAATACAAAATTTATTTAGCTCTAAGAGACGATTAAAATCGCCATGAATATCGCCTGTAATATAAACTGACATAGGTTTATACCTTTCCTCGATAGCAAGAAAGCTCTCGATTTACAACGTTCCATGTAAACGAAGATCCGTTCTTCCGAAAAGAAACAAAAGGAACGTCCTTCCATGGGCCTTTCTTATCGCACTCCACTAATGTCCAGCATTCGGAATCAGAACACCAAACTGGCAGTCCAGCCATTTCTTTTAATTCTTCAATGGTCAATTTCTCGTTGTTTTTAATATCGAGACTACCATCTTTCACAGGCACAGCCTTATCATCCCAATATTCATCAGCTCCAACCTTTCTAGGAGCAGTTCCAAAATGCTCTTTCCACTCAGGAAGACTCTCGTTGATTGCATCAAACTGAATACCCCAATCAAAGCAAGCCTCCATTGCATCATGCAAAAGCTTTCCTTCACGACAAGTCCAGAGAATCAGACCCGCACCGTGTTTCTGTTCCTGAATTGCTTGATAAATGACATTCCAGTTCGGTTCACCAATATCAGGATAATTATTCTCACAGAGAGTCCCATCAAAGTCGATAGCGATAGCACGCTTCCAATTTCCCATATCAAATCACCTCAAAATCAACAATCTGCGCCTGCGGAGTTACTTTGTTTCCGTACTGATTTAAAGATAACCGGCATACAGCATTGATGTATTTCTCTTCCTGACCACCATAGAAGTCATTGTTGATCCAGCCAATCATCCGACCATTATCAGCAAAGCACACAAAATCAATGCCTTTTTCCTCATCAGAATACTTCCACATATTGCCGTTCTTGCCCATCGGAGCACATCCACTATGAATTAGCGGAATATTTTTAATGTAGAAATACGGTTCGGAGATTCCCTGTGCCCAGATTTTATGCATTTCATACATGGTCTTCGGCAATGCAACAGTCAGCCTACTATAGTCAAAATCAAAATCAACTACGATTGCCTTACTCATCGTGACATCTTTAAGCAGCTCATTGCAATCCGCAATCGCCTTTGGTACATTTTCTTTCTTGATTTTCACACCAGCAGCATTATCATGACCAAGAACTGACTCAAAATCTCCGGTGCTCATCAAGAACTCCTTTAAACTTTCAATCGGAGAACCGTCTGGATTTCTCATCGAGCCACCGTAATAATCCGGTTCATCAGCGAAGGTACGAAGCAGCACACACGGTTTTGCATACATTTCAGCCAGCTTGATTGCCACAACACCAGTCAGAGTGTTGTCAAGAATGCCAGTAGAGTTACAGAAGAGAATCTTATTCTGGTCTGCATTATGCTTTTCAATCAACTCCTGAAGCTCTGCGACAGCCTTGTCTTTGGTCTTATTTTGCTGATACTTGCAAGACGAACACTCACGAGCTACATGCTGCGCCAGAGTCTCGTCAATCGTAACACCGGCATTCTTGCCACGAGTCGGAGTGTACTGGAAAGTCTGCTCTTCACCGACCATCGCACGGAACATCCGCTTCTTTTGCTCGGATGAGCCAACGCGAATCAGTGCGTTCATCATCGGAACGATGTAGAACTGAACATCATTGATAGTCGGGTCACCCTTGATGTTGAAGCTATTCGCCTCAACCAAAGCACAAATCATCGGATTCACAATTCGTGCCAGACCTTTCGTGCAAAGGCGCTTTGTCTCATGCGAGTGCATATCCATAACATCACCGATGTTTCCGACAGCCACTAGATCAAGATACCGGTCTGCAACATCAGTCCAATTATACTCATCAACAGCCTGAAGAAACTTATATACCACGCCAGCACCAGACAGTTCCTTGTTAGGATATGTACCATTCTGGTTATTGACGATTACTGCGTAAGGATTCTCTCTGTCGCAGATGTGATGATCAAGAATCAGAATATCGATGCCATTTTCACGGAGTTCCTTGCACTGTTCAACGTCGTTGCTGCCAGCATCAGGAATAATCAACAGAGTGGTTTCAGGTGGAACCTCGATTTCTTTAGAGAGTCCATGTTCCTTACCACTATGATGCAGAACATTGATTTTTCCAAAATAACCAATCGCCTTCAAATACTGAAACATCATCGAAGCACTTGTAAAACCGTCCACATCACAGTCTACAAGGATAGAGATAATAGACTTATTCCAGATATGTTTATTCAACAGCCGGACAGCATCTTCCATGTTGTCCAGTTCCCACGGAGAATTCAGACAAGAATCATCTAGGTTCATGTAGGTCTTATAATCCTCAACCCCTCTGTTCTCCATAATCGTTCCAATCGGGTCTGATAGGTCGTTCCTACTCCCCTTCCAGAGTTTTACATTCATTTAATTCTCCTAACACAGTTCTCAATCAACGCCTTAAATTTTTCAGGATTATCAGTCGGGGCTTCCTTTTCATCCAGAATCCCTTTATCATCTACTACAGCATACACACTTACGCCATCGACAAATCGATTGGCGAGAACCATAAGCTCACTAAGCTGAACGTCTTTATCAAAGACGAAACAAATATCAACGCAAAGACGTGTTAAAATTTCAATTTGATTCTGTGAAACCTTCTTACCACCAGTCGCCACACAGTTGTAGACATCCATGTTCCACATCTGCATGACAGACTTTTCAGCCTCACCAACATATACCAGACCTTCATTCTTGATATACGGCTCTGTCTTAAACAAACCATACAGAATACGGTTTCTGGCACACGGCTCAAGATACAGATACTTTAATTCACCTTCAGGCGGCTTACCAAAATATCTTCCCTTTACACCAACCAGAGTACCAATTTCATCTCTGATTGGAATCGTGATTCTATTTGTCAGTTCATCAAAGCCAATCTCGAATTCCTGCTGCGTCTCATAAGATATCCCATCGTCAGCAAAAATCTGGTTCACATAAGGTTTATAATAACCGAGGATAGCTTCGGAGATGGGGACTATCGGACGGTCATCCTCGTGTTCTTCACCTTCATTTTGCATGGCAATGAGCTCTTTTAAAATCAACATACTTTTAGGAAGGTCTTCCTCAAAGTTGTGATAATAGTCAAGCCCAACCCATTCGCAGATTTGTTTAATAGCTTTTGGGAAAGACAGTTCCAGAAAGAACTGGACGACAGAAATCAAATCATAACTGGTCTTTCCATTGGCAATATCTCGTGTGTAATCTACCGCAGTAAGATTTTCATTCTCGTAAATGCAGAGTGCCGTTCTATTGTCGCCATCTGGATTTGCACACTGGTAATAACCAGTCTTGTGACTGATATGATGACACCCAAGTTCCTCCAGAATCGGCTCAATCTGTTTTTCTTCAAGAATGTAATTTTTCAGATCTGCGATATTTACCATTGTAGTTCCTTACTTTCTGGTGCAGACACCGACCTCTTTCCAGACATTCTGGTTCAAATTCACTTCAAACATGATTTTCTTTTTCTCACCAAAACGATTTTTATCGATGTTTCCAACGTAATACCGCTTATCTGGATTTAGCCGATGGGCACAGTCACCGCCCCACTCAGGGTCATGAGATATATATTGATACTTCACGAACTTATCTTTTGGAATCTCCTTAAACAGAACCATTGTCCAAGCAACATGCTTAATCATTTTTGACTCAGCAATGTTGTTTGAATTTAGTTCATCAGGAAGATACTCATGGGCATTTTCAGCCAACTGGATACTACCGTAGATAAAGATCTTTAGATTTTTCGCAATTTCTTCAAGCTCGGTGGCCGTGACCTTGAACGCTGCCCATTCACCAATAGATGCAATGTCGTTCTTTAGAGTATCGTAGAACACATACTTAACTCCCTGAGTGAGAGCTGCCTTCTGGATTTCAAATCGCAGAGACTTATCACTATAATCAGCAGAAACATCCTTTGCGATAATCAAGCCTTGTGATTCGCTCTCAATCCACTGGCAAACATCAAGCACATTGCGATACTCTTCGCTTTCCTCGTAGACACGGGCGGTAAACTCATCAATGCTTTCTATGTATTCTCCATCTTCGTTTTGCTTTCGGAAGATGAAGTTTCCTTTTGCATCCCGATACATTCCAAGGGTGATTTCTCGCTCATCCTTATGGAAACGATGACCATGCAACTCTTGAAACTCAGGATTATTGATGGCGGTGACCAGTAAGCAATACCGGACTGACTCAAGATCCATCTCATTCAGCAGCAGAAGAGCTTTCTGCTTTTGAACCAATGTGACGTAGGCAACAATCGCCATCATGTATCTAGTCTTACCAGCATTAGATGGCATACCATTGAACATCACAGTGCCCAGCTTCAATCCTCGAAACAAATCATTCATGATAGGATACTGGAACGGCAAACCCATATCAGGAACACTCAGACGTTCATTGACCATTGGCAGCAGACCATTATTCAAAATCTCAGCATCATCGTTTGTGATGATAACCGTATTGATCTTGTCGGCCTTGCCACGAATCAATTTGTAAATGTCCTGAGCACCAAACATTTCAAACTGCCGGTGCTTCAAGATTCCTTCAATATTGAACCCATTACGCTGATACTCACGAAGTAGCGAATATTTCTTCAGGATATTGAAATATCCCTTGATATCATCGTCATTCGCAAGGCTCATGTAGTATTCAATAGTTGACCAGCCCTTCAGCCGCTTGTATTGGGACAATCTGGACTCGTCTTCGGCCATAAACGTTAAAACAGATGTTTTATTAAATTCTTGAGTCCGAGTTTCGTAAATAATCAGCGCTGCATCGTAGAAAAATTTTGTTGCTTCATCGGCAAAATCGTACTTGCTCTTGACATAATGCCCATACTCGACCAAATAGTCAGGATGCTTGTAAATTGCGCCAACAAATAGAATTTCGTTCGGGATATTTGAAATGAGTTCCACTCATCCACCTCCCTTTATATTTTTTAATATTGAATTTTGTTGTTTGGATACAGTTCATTAAACATATCGAAAACTTTTCTCAGTCCAAGACCTTCTTTGCTGGGCACCCAAATTTTCTTCGGATTCCAGTTTTTCCAAACTCCGTCATACTCAGGTGCAGTAGCATCATATTTTGGATTATCTACCCATTGACCACCGTTCATACTATACTCGTACTTCTTTGGGTCAAGTTCGGCAAGTGTCAGGAATCTATTATCGTTCTTGTTGTGAGCTCCAAACCCACAAAACGTGCATCCGGTACGATCACATCCAGTACATTGTAACTCATGCCCAGACTTTTTGTTGACTTTAACAATATCACCATAAGCATCTGCAATTTTGATGTTAGATTCCTTAATAAAAGTCAGCACATCTTGTTCTGTCCAGAAACTCATTGGCTTACTAATTGGGCGCTTACCATCGAAGGCATTACACCCATGAGCAATCCAAGCAGTCCTTCGCATTCTGCTTTCCTCCGCCATCGTTGCAACAATTGGATGAAGTCCTGTTTCCTTTTCATATTTTTTCATTGGTTTTTTCTTCATTACATTGCAACAATAATGAGAAATCATAATCGGAAGTTCTTGGCACAGCGGAAGCCATTTATCCTTGTTAAACAGACTACTTGTCTTTTCGCCATCGCTAAAAACACCTCCGTTTTTCGATGCATACATCGGCTCCGTTCCAAGCAATTTCGTACGGTAACTTCCTTGATATACGTTTTGGCTGTCTACTAGCCACGACTTGTTTTTTTCAGGGCACCATCTTGTTTCTCGCCCAAGTAATTGTGCTCGTTTTGTTTTTGTTTCCGCTCCGCCTGTAATCCTTCTAGCGTAATATATTGCTTCTGCTACATCTTTAGATACAAGCGGGAAGCCGTATGTCGAAATTACTTCTGAGAATGGCATTTCTGGGTAAACTTGAATTGCTCCAGAATCTCTTGCCATTTTTTGTACTGATGTAAATTCCAAACCAGTATTACTAAACACAAGCGGGACATCTGGGAACAGTTGCCTTGTCAGATGAGCAAGTACAGTAGAATCCTTGCCACCGGAGAAGCTGACATACACACCACCATCATAGTGCATATACCATTCTTGGATGCGATTTTGAGTGATTTGAATCTTTCGCTCAAGAGGAAGCGCCTGAAGCTCCTTCAATCTTTGAGCGTCATGAACTGTATTATCCATTTACCAACCTCTTTTATATCTCATCGAGAATTGCATTTATATCAATTTCATTCTCGTTTTTACTCTGTTTCGGTGCTGTTTTCATCCGTTTCAGTACCGTTTCAGTCAGATTTTCCTTCGTTTTGTCTTCGCTTTCACTGCGAATCGAAGCAAGTCTTTCTTTTCGCTCAAGATAACTAGGATATTGAGCCAGCAGAACAGCCAAATCGTAGTTCCATCGCTGGCTCATGTCGCAACCCTTGGCTTCTTTCTCGGCAATTATCTTATCTAGTCGGGGTTTCGCTAGAACCCACATATCGTAAAGTTCTAGCGGAGGAATCGAACCTCTATATTTGTAATAATTACCGGAAATCAGCTGCGTAAGTTTCGAGTAGAAGCTACCCGGAACAACCGCCGGGGCGTATGTATCTCGAATATGGTCGAAAAGAATCTTTTTTTCTTCCTGTTTGATATGTGCAAGCTCACGATTGTGGTCTTGCTCTCTCTTTTTGGAAAGAAGATCATCGACCTTTTTGTCCGTAGCGTCATTCACTTTGTCAAAAAATGCCCTTAGCAGGTCATCTGTCCAAGGGCGTTTTTGATTTTTCTTTTTTCCTACAAAACAATCCTTATGGTAAAAACCCGTCTTGTCGTAGAAAAACATGCTACGGTCTCGCTCGATGAAAATATTCTTCCCGCAAATCTTGCATTTACGGGTTAGTTCCATTAAGCCAGTTCCTTCTCCATGACTGCGGCAACCTTCTTCAGTTCCTCAATATCAGTCATAGAACGGAATGCGGTAGACAGGCCAGCCGCCTTAACAGCCTTCTGCGCTGCGCTCTTCTTTACAGGAGAAGCGGAAGCAATCAGGTCATTCAGCTTTGCCTTAATGTCATCCAGAGAAGGCTCTTTATTGTCGGAACTCTTATCTGCCGGAACATCATCCGGCTCATCGTTTTCGATACCAAGGTCACGCATACTCAGCTTAACCTCAGTCTTAACAGCTTCGTTCAGGCCGTTCTTGATGACGTTCTCCCGATTCTTTGCGCTACTAGAGATAATGTCCTGATACTCAAGCAGGGTCAAATCCTCAACGACCTCACCACCCTTATGCATACCGGTACGATCCTTATCGAAGAAAGCGAGCTGCTGACCATCCTGGAAATACAGGCGGAACTCAGTATCAACGTTGTACTCCTGACCGGCAAAACCATCAGGAATCTTGCGACCAGTCGGCTCACTTACAATAGAACCATTCACAACCTTGGTATGCTTCTCATCCTTCTCACGGCAGATGACGATGTAGTTCACGCCAGAGGCATTCAGATCCAAAATCAAAGACTGACCCTTGAAGTTCAGGGTATTGAAGTCCTTGAGCTCCATACCAGCACCCTCAATCTTGACTGCCTTTTCATCACCAGTCAGACCCTGAGATGCGGCCTTAACCTTGGCACGCTTCTGCGAGAATGCGGTGAGGCCCTGGGTGGCTGTCATCTTGAGAATAGATGCGGAGTCAACAACCAGAGCGTCGGCACGGAACGGCTTGCCATCTGCGTCCAGATAAACATCACCATTCTCATCCTCAATATCATCATCGTTGGTAACCATTTTGATATAATCCTGAACTTCTGCCAGAGACTGGGTATAAACAATCAGCAGATTGTCAGGATTCACACCATTGGCTTCCAGTTCCTCAGTATAATTATCAATAGAACCATTCTCGGTATCCAGATACAGAACACGGAACGGCTTGCCGTCTGCATTCTTCAGATAACACAACTGCATTGCAGTACGAGACTTACCAGTTCCCTGCTCACCATAAATCAGCATATGAAGCTTCTTACGAACAGCAGATGCCTTACGAATCATAGCCATATATGTAAATTCCTCTCTAAATCTTTTCTTTTATTGGTATCCTGTATTACTTAGCTAAAGGCTAAAATAAATTAGCCCCAGTCAACCTCTTCCTCATCAGCAGGAGTTGCAGTGGACTTGTTAGAACCACCCCACCAAGAGGTATCGTTCTCAGCTGCCTTGCCATCAAAGTCCTTCTTAGCCTGAGTGTTAGCAGCAATCTTTGCCCGTGCTTCGGAAATATTATCTTCGGTATAGGTGGGCTCTGCATCCTTATCACTGGGATTCGGGTCAAAGGAATCGGGATTAACACCCTCGATATACAGCTTACGAACTGCAGGAGTGCTCTGGCGTTTCATCTTATTAGGGCCACCCCAGATGTTCTCGGTCTCAACTTCCTCAACCTTCTGCTGATTGACGATGGGACCAAAGCACTCGAAGCTGGTATAGGGCTTCAGACGCTTACGAATAGAATCGGCCAGAACCTTATTCTGAGCGTTTGCCTTATAGTCAATGAAGAACTCAGCATCCTCGATGGTGTTGTAGTTCACAATCTTGGCATCGACAATTACTTCATCGCCCTCATCGCTCTTGCGGCAACCAGTGTACACAACGGTCTGAGTAAACAGAGCCAGCTCCTCAAATCCCTCTGCATCGAAGTCAATCTCCTTGGAACTCAGAGACACCTGAGTAGGAACGAAGCGAATCTGGTGCTTACCATTGTAAGTGCTGTACTCGATGTTACCACGGACATACACGTTATCACCATCATGCAGGTTCTCGGAAATCTCCTTGGCTGCATCGAAGTCGGTCAGAGTCTTGTTGTCGTTGATGACCTTACCAGACTCATTCGTCTTCTTGGTAACACCGACCTTAACACCAATCATGTCATAGCCTTCCGGTGCAACATAGGTCAGACGATCCTTCCAAGCGACTTCCTTCTTATCCTTCTCGATGCCCTTGTCCTTATCGGCACGGCGGAAGAAGTAGACCTTATCACGAGGCATACCAGCCAGATCAATATAGAAGGTGTTCTCGTTGGAGGTCTGAACACCAAAACTCAGGACACGGCGCATAGCACCACTCTTTGTTTCCTTCTCATTATAGAAGTTGCTACGCTGGGTGCCGGTAACCTTACCAGCCATCTCAAAAGAACCACGGGTCTGAGGAAGATTAAAAATTCTATCTGCCATATCAAGTCTCCTTTATGTAATTTTGTTTCATTGATAATCACTTATGTTTCTTTTTTATTGTCTCGAATCAATTCATGCACTATTCATTTTATGTATTATCCTCCGTCTGGCTTATTGATGGCTTATATTTAACAACCCTCCGGGTCGTTAATACCGAGGATCTTCAATAGGATCGTATGTAAACATCGCTCGGAGCACTCCTGCAAACTTATCGGAGCACTCCTGACACAAAGAGAACTGTAGCTTCGCACCATCCCATGTCGGGCTTTCATAACCAAATTCGTGATACATAGAGATTGTATCTCCACAAGGATTCTTAGAATATTCCTTGCCACACCAGTTACAAACATGTTTACTTATCACCATAGCGGCATCACCCCATTTTTAATATTCTCTATCACGGAACATCTTAGATTGAGCACGAGTCAATCTGTTATTCCGGCCATACTTAGGTCTGAATGCGGACTGCAACTTGTTGTTTGCGTATTCGAGGTCACTCTCTAGAATCTTCGCAGCTTCTTCAATGTAATCTCGAATGGCACAATACTGGTCGCTGTTGATACAATGCGTCTTTAGATAATCAAGCATATCGACTGCCTGATTTTTTAAAAGAAGAGTATCTTCAAGCTTGGTCTTACGCCGTTGGAAGAAATCTATATTCATAAGCATCCCTCCTCCTTTAAAAATGCAGTATATGAACTCACGAACTTTTCGTACAGGATGGCTCGTTTAAGAATCATTTCATAAGCATGAGTAGTGTGTTCACGAGGGCACCATTGACCTCCCTCTTTACCAAGTTGGATTTGCTTCTCTACAATTTCCTTTGCCTCATCGAAAGTCATGTTCTCAATTTCATTTTTCTTTGCGTGCATCCAATCTTTCATAGCACACCACTTTCAGCAAATGCATAATTGTGCTTGTCATTCTTATCTGCCCATCGGCTCCAATCCATCTTGCGATGACAATCAGAGCATTCGCACTCGAACTTTTCCAGCTTCGTCACACAGAACGGACAAAGATATGTGTTCTTTTCCTTCTGGAAAATCGGACTTGCCGAAAGACTCAAAGAGCCGGAGTCGATGGTTACATTGACAGGAATTTTGCTGTTCATCACATTACCTCTTATTTGAATTAGCCTTTTATGAGATTTAGTCTTCTGGGAAATGCTTCTTCGTCACTGCAATACAAAACGGTTCAATTTCCGAAGCAAACTTACAATTCTCTTTTCCATATACCTCACTCCACACAACACAAAATCCGCCGATCCCATCGAAAAGGCTACCAAGAGTAGCATTCTCACCAATGAAAGGTTTCATCTTTTGTGCAATCCAGTACCATTGAGGCAATGCAATCGAGTTGCCAAGTGCTTTATAACGAGGAGAGTCAGCTGGCTTGTGCTTCTTACCATTCTCGTCTACCCATTCGCCAATATCAGTCCAACCATCCTCAAAGCCTTGAAGACGTTCACACTCAACAGGAGTCAACCGGCGAACGATCCAATTGAGAATACATCCAGCAGTAAATCCTGGCCTCGTACCATTACAAAGCGTAGTAGCCACTTCGTCGTAGCATTTCGTATTTTCTGCTCTAAATCCAAGTGGGAATCCAGCACATTTCATTTCTTTTTCTTCGACCACAAGATCAGTTGCGTCTTTGTAATCACGAGATTTCATTGTACTGGCTTGTTCGCTTTCCTTGTATTCACCAATACGCTGCATAGCAAAGGCTTTCTTTTCAGCGACAAGCGGCATATTATTACCACCAGTACCACATTGAGCTGTACAAGCTGGGCTTGTATTACCTTGCTGAGTGTATCGAGCATCCTGACTATGGCTTTCGAATACCGCTGTGGAAATATTTTGTTTTAAATTATGTAAACTGGTTTCTTTTTCCAATCCATTCCCTCCTTAATGCTTTACACAGAACAAAGTCTGATCTTGCAAAGTGGAGAGAGTCGCACTCAATTCATTCTGCACGAGTGCTCCTTTACCCCCCCCTGCGCAGCCAGAACGAATCTTTAAAGTATAGGATCTTTCATCTCCCACCAATGAATCATCTCCTGCAGTGCATTCTTCAGAAGGTCGGGCAATGGTTTTCCACGTCTTGACGCTCTTGTCAAGATCCCCTGACATGCCCGTTTGCTCAAATAATACTTCTCCGGCACGTTGTCCTCTAAGGTCCATGACAAGCGCGAGACGTTTTCTACGCTGGGGAACGCCCCAACCACTAGCGTCGAATAATCTCCACGCCAAGGACCATCCGTTTCCGGCGATTGCTCCAGCTTTTGCCCACTTACCTTCTTTTCCCGAAGGTCGAGGAACTGAAACACTTGGTTCGACAATGCGTGCAAATTCTTCCAAGACACATCTAAAGTCTTCTCCTTTATTGGAAGAGAATGCTCCTGGAACGTTTTCCCAGATTGCAAATTTTGGATACTCTCCATTGGTGGCCTCCCTCATCTCCTTTATCACACGAATCATTTCCATAAACAAACCAGACCGTTCACCGGCCAGACCCGCTCGTTTACCGGCAATAGAAAGATCTTGGCTAACAAGGTGAACCACCAGTGATGCACGAAACGGGCTCAATTTTAGAGCCGTCAATCTCGCAAATATCTCCATAATGCTTCACCAAATCACCTCCTTTTAGTATCCTGTGTAATGTAGCTAAAAACCTAAAAATTAGCGAAAAATAATAGACGTATTAACGTCATATTGTTTCATCGCTTATAAAACCCATCAATCGATATACATACAAAACATACATCAATCACTCATACGGACTACTATGTATGAGACTAACCTTACCGAGAGTATCTACTACGTTACTGAGCAACGAATTACATATACTTTCTCGATTTAAAACGCTATGGTTCGCTTACTATGGTGGGACAGGCAAGATTTGAACTCGCGACCAAGCGGTTATGAGCCGCCAGCTCTGACCAGCTGAGCTACTATCCCATAAAACCAGTTAAACAGCTGCAACTATTCAACTGGGAACCTTCCTTATAAAACACTATTGCATCTATATCATATAGACGAGGAAGGAATAACAGCGATGCACATTTCCTATATCTCGCCCCTTTCGGGGGTGGTATTTCGCACAGGCGCGGCCGGGACTGACCGCTTAAAATCCCTACCCATACGAAATTGGAGCAGCGAAAGGTAGTCGAAACCTCATCCTCAGCTTGGAAGGCTGATATACTAGCCATTGTACGACCGCTGCATGAGAACCCAGCTTACAAAGCACTACTGCACCATCACTGGCGAGCTGGGAATAATAGTAAAGGAGATCAACAAACGGTACGCAACCATAAGTTGATAATGGTGGACACGACCCGATTTGAACGGGCACACCGCTATCAACGGCAAAAGAGCCTAAATCTTTCATGTCTGCGATTCCATCACGTGTCCATAAATTGAGGGTGTCGGGATCGAACCGACGATCGGCTATAAAGCACGCTGTCTGGGTCAAAGCCAGATGCCATTTACCACTTGGCGAACCCTCATTATGTAACTTGGCTTGCTGCGTCCTACTGCTCCGTTTTTTTTTGGAGAGCCAAGAATAATAGGAAGGTAATCATGAAAAGCAAGTGGAAAATATCCACTGGTCGAAAATGTCAGATTTGAACTGCGATTCCTGCTCCCAAAGCAGGCGTGTTACCATTACACCACATTCTCGATATGGTGCTACCGGAGGGGTATGATCCCTCAATTCCTCTCGGACGGTTGCTTTTAAGGCAACTGTGTCTCGCCAATTGCACCACGGTAGCATATAATGTGGCGAGTCGTCTCGCCACGTGTATTATTTTCTTAATTCTTTCCTAGTTGCCGGGAGGCCATAATATCTACACCATCTTCTAACGGCATTATCGGTCACTCCATATTTTTCACCAACCTTTAAAAAAGACATAGTTGTTATATCATTCAACAAAGTTTCTTTTGATGGCCATTCAACATTCCTTCTATCTGGCGAATGCCTATAGCATTCTTTACACAACGTTCCTTTCGTATTGTATTGTAAAGATTTGCCACACACAGAGCATCGTCTGCATCTATATTCTCTTTTCTTAACAGGAACTGAAACTTCCTTTTTAGTAAATTCGATATTGTTTTCTTCCATCAATCTTTTAGCTTTGTCGTACCAACTCTTCGCGGAATAATTTATACCAATTTTAGAAAGTGCTTGTTTTATATTTGGTGATGTTTTAAGTGCTTCTATCAACTTTTCTTCTGGAACGGCCTCTTTGTATCTTATATTTTTCCCACAGTAATTATCTGTTTGAGCATGACAATTTGGGCATAAAAGTTGTAGGTTGCTCAACTCATTGTTAAGCCTATCTCCATCTACATGATGAACCTCCAATGGAATTTCATGTCCCAACTATTCTGCATTGCCACAACATTCACATTTATGAGGTCTTATGTAAAGCAAGGCTTTCCTTAGCTGACTGCTAAAAGATACTCCCTTTGTAAATTTTGACAAATCAAAGTTACCTTTATTCTAGCCTTGCCCAGTAAAATGGGATATGTCTATATTATTCTCTTCAACATATTTCTTTAAAGCCGAGTGAGTTCCACCGCTGTTGTCTTTATATCCAAGTTTTCTTGCAACAGCATCTAAGCTTTTACTCTC